CAGAAGAAGAACTTAAAAGAATACAAGCTCAGCCTGGTAATAGATCGTATATAACTGGTTGGGGTGATTATGATGAAAATACTGTACAAGTTTTATATTTTGATTATAAAACTTATCACAATCAAGTTTTTAAAATAAAACAAACAGATCAAGGTTTATTAAAAGCTATAGAGAAAGACGATGCTTTTAATCCACCTGAAAATGATAACTTTGAAAGAGTATCTAGATCTATTGAAGTATTGTATAGTGGTGCTAAAGTTTTAGGTACAAACACATTGTTAAAATGGGAGCTTGCAGAAAACATGTCAAGACCGTATGCTGATACTACAAAAGTAGAAATGAATTATGCTATATGTGCGCCTCGTATATATAAAGGTAAAATAGAATCTCTTGTTAGTAAGTGTACTGGTTTTGCAGATATGATTCAGTTAACACATTTAAAACTACAACAAGTAATATCTCGTATGGTGCCAGATGGTGTGTATTTAGATATGGACGGACTTGCTGAAGTTGATCTTGGTAATGGTACTAATTATAATCCAGCTGAAGCATTAAACATGTATTTTCAAACTGGTAGTATTGTAGGTAGATCATATACACAAGACGGTGACTTTAATCAAGGTAAAGTGCCAATACAAGAATTAAATTCTAGTTCTGGTCAAGCTAAAATATCTAGTTTAATAAATACATATCAATATTATTTACAAATGATACGTGATGTGACCGGATTAAACGAGGCTAGAGATGGTAGTACGCCTGATAAATCAACATTAGTTGGACTACAAAAAATAGCTGCTAACGCATCTAACGTTGCTACTAGACATATTAAGCAGTCTAGTTTATATTTAACACTAAGATTAGCTGAAAACATAGCGCTTAAAGTTGCTGATGCTTTAGAGTTTCCATTAACTAGAGAATCATTAGAAAATTCTATATCTACATATAACATTAAAACATTAAAAGAAGTTGCTAATCTTAATTTACATGATTTTGGTATATATTTAGAATTAGAGCCAGATGAAGAAGAGCAGGCTAAGTTAGAAGAAAATATACAAGTAGCTTTACAACAAGGAGGTATTGATCTTGAGGATGCTATTGATTTAAGACAAATTAAAAATCTTAAATTAGCTAATCAAATGCTTAAAGTAAAACGTAAGCAAAAAATGATTCAAGATCAAGCTAATCAACAGGCTAACATACAAGCTCAAGCAGACGCTCAAGCACAAGCTGCAGAAAAAACAGCAATGGCAGAAGTACAAAAACAAGAAGCAATATCTGGTGCTAATGTTCAGTATGAGCAAGCTAAAAATCAAATGGAAATAGAGCGTATGCAAATAGCAGCTCAAATTGAGCAACAAAAACTTGCTAAAAAGTTTGAATATGATATGCAGTTAAAGCAAATGGAAGTTCAAGCTATGCAAAGTAAAGAAGATAAAATAGAAGATAGAAAAGATAAAAGAACAAAATTACAAGCCACTCAACAGAGTGAAATGATAAATCAAAGAAACAATGACACAGGTCCTATAAATTTTGAAAGTCAGGACACTATGCAAGGGTTTCCAACAGTAACTTAACTGTATTATTAATTATTTAATTATATTATATTATGTCAGAAGAAACAAAAACAAATGAACCTGTTAAGCAGGAAGGTGAGTTTAGTTTAAAAGGTAAAAAAACTAAACCGAAACAATTAACAAAAAAAGATAACGAAGTAAAAAAAGTAGTTATTAGTCCTAAAGAACCTCTATTAGAAGTTGAGGATAATGTTAAAAAAGTAGAAATTAAAAAAGAAGACAATGCCATTCAAATCGGAGAAACAGAGAAGGTATCTGTGGAAGAACCATCCGGAGATAGCACAGAGGTGGGAGAACCTGTACAAGAGTCCAACGAGACTACTGAAGGGTTTTCTCCGATCAAAGAAGTAGTTGAAGAAGATATAGTAACAGAGCAAGAAGTTAAAGAAGCTATTAGAGATGAAAAAGTTTTAGGTAAGCAATTGCCTGAAAACATTGAAAAGCTAGTTACTTTTATGGAAGAAACTGGTGGTACAATAGAAGACTATACTCGTTTAAATGCTGATTATTCAAATATTGATGACAAAGCATTGTTAAAAGAATATTATAGAAAAAACAAACCTTATTTAGAAGGTGAAGATATTGATCTTTTGTTAGAAGATTTTTCATATGATGAAGAATTAGACGAACCAAAAGACGTACGTAAAAAGAAAA